ACCAGATTGGTTATGAAGATAACGAAGGTGTTACTCACATCGTTGACTTCAATGTTATGCAGAAGGCTGTTGCTAAAGCTGTTCTTGATGCCGCCAGTAAGACATTACCTAGAGCTGATAAGGAAATGGTTCGTGCAAGAAATGACGAAGGCCATTACGTTGGTGATGATCCGTCAACACCTGATGTTAACGAAGCTTACGCCCCAAAGAAAAAAGCCGCTCCTAAGAAAAAGGCTGTAGCAAAAAAGAAGCCTGCTGTTAAGAAAAAGTAAGTATGGCTGTCTCTAACAAGGTTGACCCCAAGTTATTAAAACAAATCCCTAATCTGTCACTAGATCAGCAGAAAGAGGTTCTAGGCCTATTAGAGGAACTAGACCAAGCAGAAGTTAAAGATAAAGCTAGAAACACCTTCATGGGCTTCTGTAACATGGTTTGGCCTGCTTTCATTGAAGGTAGACACCACAAGATCATGGCCGATGCGTTTGAACGTGTGGCTCGCGGCGAGTTGAAGCGGTTAATTATTAACATGCCTCCTCGTCATACCAAATCAGAATTTGCTTCTTACCTACTACCCTCATGGTTTTTGGGTAATGCTCCCGGAAAAAAGGTTATTCAAGCATCACACACTGCTGAACTATCAGTGGGTTTTGGCCGAAAGGTACGAAACTTAGTGGATAGCGATGACTATAAGTCCCTTTTTCCCTCGGTCGGGTTGAGGGCTGACTCTAAAGCCGCAGGGCGATGGAGTACCAATGCAGGCGGAGAATACTTCGCTATTGGTGTTGGTGGTGCTGTAACAGGAAAAGGCGCTGATCTTCTGATCATTGATGATCCGCACTCCGAGCAAGAAGGTCAATCAGGCGACCCCTCCGTCTTTGACAAAGCCTATGAATGGTACACATCCGGCCCTCGACAGCGACTTCAGCCGGGCGGAGCAATCATTATTGTCATGTGTATGACAGGTGATACACCCGTCCTTATGGCTAACGGTATCGAGAAAGCACTAAGCGATATACAGGTTGGTGATCAAGTTGCCACCTACAGCAAAGGAAAGCTTACTACATCCACTGTTAACAACCACCAGTCAAGTGGTTTAGATACGGTGTATACAATACAAACACAATCTGGCAGAACGGTACGAGCAAACAAGCGACATCCGTTTCTTGTTGAACGTAGCGGGAAGACAGAATGGATAAGATTAAAGAATCTAAAGCCGGGCGATTTAATTGTATCATTAGCTCTGCCGCTAAATACTGACGGATTCACAACAGACAAGATTAAGTCTATCTTTCAAAGCGGAGTTGAAGAGGTCTTTGATGTTGAGATAGACCGTACAGAGAACTTTATTGCTAATGGGCTTGTTAGCCACAACACTCGATGGCATAAACGTGATCTGACTGGGCAAATTATTAAGTCATCCGTAAATAAGACAGGCACTGATGAATGGGAAGTGATTGAATTTCCCGCTATCATGCCGTCAGAAACACCGCTTTGGCCTGAGTTTTGGCCAATGGCAGAATTGGTTGCGCTTAGAGAAGAGCTTCCTCCATCCAAGTGGAACGCCCAGTATCAACAGAACCCTACCTCAGAGGGAGGTGCGCTAGTTAAACGCAGTTGGTGGAGAATCTGGGAACATAAAGACCCGCCGGTTTGTGAATTTATTATCCAGTCTTGGGATACAGCATTCCTTAAGACACAGCGGGCTGATTACTCGGCCTGTACTGCTTGGGGCGTATTTTATGCACCTGACAGCGAAGGACAGACCGTTGCTAATATCATACTGCTCGATGCCTTTAAAGATCGTTTAGAGTTTCCAGATCTTAAAAAGAAAGCGTATCAGCTTTATGTTGATCGGCAACCTGATGCTTGCATCATTGAAGCTAAGGCCGCAGGTACGCCGCTTATTTTTGAGCTAAGGGCGATGGGGATTCCAGTTTCTGACTACACCCCCTCAAGAGGTAATGATAAAATATCAAGAGTGAACGCTGTCTCAGATCTCTTTGCGTCAGGGATTGTGTGGCGTCCTGAAACACGATTTGCAGAGGAAGTGGTAGAAGAGTTCGCCGCATTCCCCAATGGAGAACATGATGACCTTGTGGATTCATCCACGCAGGCATTGCTAAGGTTTAGACAGGGCGGATTCTTAAAGCTAAATTCAGATGAAGATGACATTCCCTTAGACACTGACCAAAAAGCGGAGTATTACTGATGGATGGGCTTGAGATTAGTCCTTGGCAGGTTGATCAGTTACTAGGGCCATTATTTAGAAAGTTTTCAACGGTTGGTAACAAGGTATACTTTGATAACTCAGAGTTCCCTGTCACTAAAGAGTTAGAAGGTAGCTTTGATATTATACTGCCTGAGATAAACCGCATAATGGAAAGGATTGATGATCTCACCCCTTTCCAAGATATTAGCCCTGATCAAGTGTATATCTCTAATGATGACAAATGGAAGATGTTCTTCCTCAAAGCAGGGACAGTACGGTTTGACCGTAACTGTGAGGAATGCCCAGATACGATGGCTATCCTTGATAAGCATAAAAATATTGTTTCTGCTTATCTTTCAGTGCTTGGCCCGAACAAAATGCTTATGCCACATGAAGGCCCGTGGTGTGGGGTTATAAGAATACATTTAGGTTTAATTATCCCAAAAGAAGGCAATGGCTGTACGTTGGTTGTTGATGGCGTTCAATACAAATGGGAAGAAGGCAAGTGTGTTGTGTTTGATGACACATACGAGCATATTGCTGTTAATGAAACCAATAACAATAGGGTGGTTCTTTTTATAGACTACATGAGGCCTTTGCCTTTTTGGTTGTCTTGGCTTAATTGGTTAGTTATAAGATTAGCAAAACGCTTACCGTATTTTAAAGCCTCTCTCAAGCGACATAAAGAGTGGGAGAAAAAGTTTTATGCTGATCAATAAAGAACAAGAAAGAATAGAGTCTTCGTTCTTAAATAAAGGTTTTGTCCTTAACCTTGGATTATCTAATTCGAGGTATGTTACACTTCAAAATAATGATTTTAACGTATATGTATCAAGTTCAGAGCAACTAGCTTGGGAGCCTAAGTCGGCTAAAAGCGTTCTGGCAGAGAAACTATTCCCACAAAGCGAGCGGAGTCTTACATGAAAAAGAAAGAGACAGAAAAATATATGGTTGGCGGCAAGCTAGGCCATGATGCTAATAAGGTCAAGGCCTACAAGCAGGGCGGCAAAACAACCATTGCTCGCGGAAGTGGTGCGGCAAGACCTCAAAAATTTGGGAAGAACGGATAGGTGGCAATTGATAAGCCGCTAGTCACTCCAGACAAGCTAACCGCTGAAGAAGCGGAAGGCCCGCTGGAGATTGAAATTGTAAATCCTGACTCTGTTGGTATAGAAACCGATGAGGGCGGCATTATCTTTGATTTTGATGCCGAAGAAGAAGAGCCAGAAATTCCTTTTGACGCTAACTTAGCTGAATTTATTGCAGACAATGAGTTAACATTAATATCAAACGAACTTGTTGGGGCGTATAAATCAGATAAAGAAAGCCGGTCAGACTGGGAAAAGACTTATGTTGAGGGGCTAGAGCTTCTTGGCCTTAAGCATGAAGATAGAACAACCCCTTGGAATGGCGCTTGTGGTGTATTTCACCCACTGCTAACCGAGTCGGTCATTAAGTTTCAGTCACAATCCATACAAGAGCTATTTCCTGCCAGCGGTCCAGTTAAAACAAAGATTGTTGGGGCAATGGATGAAGCAAAGCAAAAACAAGCCAGTAGGGTCCAAGATTATTTAAACTACCTAGTCACTGAAAAGATGACTGAGTATCGTTCAGAAACAGAAAGATTGTTGTTCTCCCTGCCCCTAGCAGGATCTGCCTTTAGAAAAGTATACTTCGATCCCAACATGGGGCGGCCTTGCAGTATGTTTGTTCCTGCTGAGGATTTTGTTGTTAGCTACGGAGCTTCTGATCTAACCACCTGTGAACGCGCAACACACATCATGAAGCGAACAGCCAATGAAGTGAGGAAGTTACAAGTCTCTGGCTTCTACGCAGACATTGAGTTGGGTAGCCCTAGTGACAATCCAGACCCGATTGAAAAGAAATATAAAGAACTCACTGGAAGTTCTAGCGGCGCAGAACATGATTCGCGGCATACCATCTTGGAAATACAGGTTGATCTTGATCTGGTAGGCTTTGAAGACAAAATTGACGAGGAAGAAACAGGAATACAGCTTCCTTACGTTGTTAGTATCGACTTTAGTTCACGAAAAATTCTCTCTATCCGAAGAAATTACTACGAAGATGACGATAATCGCATAAAACGTGAGCATTTTGTTCATTACCAATACATGCCCGGATTGGGATTCTACGGATTTGGCTTAATACACATGATTGGTGGACTGGCTAAGTCTGCAACTTCTCTTTTACGACAGTTAGTTGATGCAGGAACGCTGAGTAATCTTCCCGGAGGTTTAAAATCCAGAGGATTGCGGATTAAAGGCGATGATACTCCGATAAAACCGGGCGAATTCCGAGATGTTGATGTTGCTGGCGGTAAAATTGCTGAAAACATTGCTTTCTTGCCTTATAAAGAGCCAAGCAACGTCCTGTATCAGCTTATGGGAGACATTGTAGAGGAAGGACGAAGATTCGCCTCAGCCGCAGACGTAAAGGCGGCAGACATGAATTCAGAGGCTCCTGTAGGCACTACACTTGCCATACTAGAGCGGTCGATGAAGGTAATGAGTGCGGTCCAAGCGCGGTTACATGCCTCTATGAGGAAGGAATTACGCCTATTATCGAAGATTGTGTACGATTTTGGCCCTTCAGAGTACCCTTATTCGTCTGAAGACGGCGAAGCGATACGGGATGATTTTGATGGTAGGGTGGATGTTATTGCGGTTAGTGACCCCAATTCAGGCACAATGGCCCAAAGAATCATGCAATATCAGGCCGCATTGCAGTTATCACAGCAAAATCCAGAGATGTATGACCTTCCGCTACTGCATAGGCAAATGCTTGAAGTCCTTAACATCCGCGATGCTGACAAGATTATCCCAAGGGATGATGACATGAAGCCTACAGATCCTGTAAGTGAGAACATGAACATCCTTAGAGGCGAGCCTGTTAAAGCATTTATCTATCAAGACCATGAAGCGCACATCACGACTCACATGGCCTTTATGGAAGATCCAAAAATTCAAGAGCTTGCGGGAAGAAGCCCTAATGCAAAAGCAATGCAGGCGGTTATGACTTCTCACATTCAAGATCACCTTGCCTTTGGATACCGACAGCAAATTGAGAAAGAGCTTGGGCTACCATTACCAGCAGAAGGCGAGTCCTTGCCTGAAGATATTGAACTTAGAATATCTCGCTTAGTGGCACCTGCCGCTGAACAACTTAAAGGCAGGAATCTTCAAGAGCAACAGCAAAAGAAAAACCAAGAGCAACAAGAAGACCCCATTGTGCAGATGGCTCAGAAAGAATTGGAAATTAAAGGAATGCAAGCAAAGGCTAAAGCAGAACTGGATCAGGCTAAATTGCAACTTGAGCAGGCTAAGGCTCAGAGCAAGGCAGACTTTGATAGACAGAAACTTGATCAACAAGCTGAAATTGAAAAGGCTAAGTTGGCGGTTAAGATTGCTGAGGATAATGTTAGAGAACAACTCGACGCTAGGCGCATTGCCTCTAAAGATCAACTTGAGGGATTTAGGATTGGTCGAGAAATTGTGGAG